GTCAGCGCAACTTATCTTGGAATTGCATTGGGTCCAGTAGGGTTTGTTGTTGCAGCTATTGCCGCAACAGCTGTAGGTGAAGTATTAGGTCCTATAGTTAAAGACGTATTAAATGTTGTGGGTGATATCATTGGTGGTGTAGGTAATGTGATTGGTGGCATTTTAGAAGGTGTTGGTAATATTGTTGGTGATGTTGTTGAAGGTATCTTTGGCGGATGTTTCCTTACAACAGCAACAATAAGAACAACAGGTGAACCTGATGATGGTCCAACACTTACAACACTACGTAAATTAAGAGATGAATTTATGATACCTGATTCTCAAATGAGATGGGAGATAGATGATTATTACAATAAATCTCCATTGGTAGTTAGTGTTGTTGAAAGATTAAGAAGACGAGACGAAATATGGAGAAAAGTTTATACCGATTGGATTTCTGTTGTAGTTGAACATTATAACAACGGTGAAAAGCAAAGAGCATATGAATTGTATGTAAATCTATTCCATACCATGTATTATACCTTTGTGGTTAACAGAAAAACTTGGTTTTAAAGAAGCGAGAAAAATATGGCTCAACAAGTAACAAGCAGAAATGTACAACTATATCAAACAACTGCGATAGAATCGGATAAAAGTTCTTTAATATATGCAGGTGCAAGAGATATAAAATGGCAAGTCGATTTATTGCCTCCAAAAACTAGAATTTATCTTTACATTAATAATATTCCTCTTTCAGACATCTACGTAAAATTATTGGGTCAGACATATGGTGATCCTATTATTACAGATGATTTTGGATCAGCCACTGGGTTTTTAATTATTCCTAGTAATGGTGATTTTTCTTTTAGTACAGGTCAATTAAAAATATCTTTTGCAGATAACTCAACAGATTTAGCTACCAGTACATTCTTAGCAGAAAATAACTTTTTAGCCGGTAGTTATGATCGTATTGATACAGATCAAACTGATACTAAAAGTACAAGACAAACTGTTAAATTTAGACAAGTAGCTGATTCATCACTTATACAACCAGCTACAAGAGATATAAGACAAACAAAATCTACAAATACATTAGATCCATTAGGTCAAACATTTAATGTAGATATTAATGAATATCCCAACGGATTATATGTCACATCTGTTGATTTATATTTTGCAGCAAGAGATGATGAGGCAGTTGTTGCTTTAGATTTAAGACCAACCGTAGGTGGGGCACCTGTAAGTAATGAATACTATTCAGGAACATATGTTGTTAAAAAACCTGCAGAAGTCAATATTCCAGAAGATACTGGACCAGGTGGTGTTGATTTGGATGAGAATCCTAATACAATTACAACTACTACTTATCTAGGTAAAGGTTTAGGACCAGCTACAAATTTTGCGTTTGATCATGCAATATATTTGAAACCCGGATCTTATGCTATTTGCGTATACACAAATTCAACCAAATATTATTTGTATACAGCAATTAAAGGTACTAGAATTTTAGGGTCAAGCGCAACGTCTGCAGGAAATGAAGGTAGAGTTGGCGCATTATATAGACCACAAAATATTGCATCTAGAGTTGCTGATCAAAATGAAGATTTATGTTTTACACTATATAAGGCAAAATTTAATGTTGGTTCCGTATCCTGGAATTTAAGAAGTAAAGCATTCCCAGCTAAAGTTGAATATGATTCATTCCTATTAAAAGAAACTTCAATTAATTATGGCGGTTTAACTGAAGTAAAATATAAAGTTACACCAACGATATTAGATGGCGGCAAGGCTGCACCTATTACTATTTTACCTGAAGATGTTATCTATGGTGAGGACAAATACGAAGCAAATGTAGCAGGTGATATTCAATACACTATTACATTAGTTAATAATTCACAAGATGTTTCACCTACAGTTGACTTAGAAAAATTTGCCACAATGTTGTTTGTAAATATTGTGGATCCTTATGAAACAGATCTTTCGGATACAGAATTAAATCCTGTAGGAGGAGAATCGAGATCTAAGTATATTTCAAAAGTAATAAGTTTAGAAAAAGGTAGCAGTTCTACAGAATTGCAAGTTCAATTAGAAATTAACAGAAAAGTTGGTACAGACATTGATGTGTTTGCCAAATTAATTTCAGAAAATGATTCTGGGGAAGCAGATGTTCTGCAACAAAGAAATTGGAAGAAACTTGCATTAGTAAGTAATAAAAAATATACTGCAGGTAAAGATTTTAGTTTAGAAACTTATCAACTATTAGAAGATGATGTAATCTATACTGCAAATTCGACTATTGCAGGACAAACAACTCAATCAAGATATACATCCTTTAACAAATATCAAATCAAAGTAGTATTCTATTCTTTATATAGTACAGCTGTACCAAGAATAAGAAAATTATTTGCTGCACCATCAAATATTGTAACATTAGATGACACAGGTGGCGGTGTTAATATAGGGGCACCGGGAAGTGTTGCAAGAGCAATATCAAGAGCAATGCCTCCCGGTGCAGTTATTGGTTGGGCAAATACAGAACCTCCTGTAGGATTCTTATCATGTAACGGAGCAGCAGTTTCAAGAATTACTTTCTCAAAATTGTTTGCAACAGTAGGAACAGCTTTTGGTGCAGGTGACGGAACTTATACATTTAATGTTCCTAATTTAGTTAATCGTGTTATGGTTGGTTCTGGCGGATTATATCCATTAGCTAATATTGGTGGTAGTAAAGATGCTATAGTACCAACGCACACCCACGCCGTAACAGATAATGGTCACCGCCACTCATATAATACTGCGTCAGCAAGAATGCCGCAATCTGGAAGTACAACAAATTGTTGGTTTGGCGATCAAACTGTTTATACCGGTAATGCATATTCCAATATTTCTATTAACGAAGCAGGTGAATCTGGTATCAACAAAAATATGCAGCCTTATCAAGCATTACATTATATTATTAAAGCGTAATTACATTATTATAAATATTGTAAAGACTTCTATTTAACTTAGTATCCTTATGGCAAATTACAAAAATACAGCAAACGTACTCGTAGGCACAACCCCAAATGACGGGCAAGGTGATTTGCTGCGAGATGCTTTTATAAAGATTAATAACAATTTTTCTTCTTTATATAACAATGGTCAATTTTTAGCTAATACTGATAGTAGAGCTTATCCGGGTTATTCTTGGGATAAAGATAAAAACACTGGATTTTATAATCCAGAAGACGGAACCATTGTTGCATCTTTAAACGGAGCTGACTTTCTTATACTAAAATCTAACGGGTTAATTAGTTGGAGAGGTACAAAGCTAACTACACAAACAGATTTAAATAATGCTATTTTATCTATTTCGGGTGGCGCAACAGGCAATACTACTATAAGCGCTTTAACTGGCATTCCTGTGGTAGATATCTTACCAACATCTGGTAATTCGGAAGGTCGTTTAGTTCTTTGGACAAATGACTATCAGATATACATTTATACAAATGGTGAATGGATTTTATTAAAAGAACAGTTAGCGCCTAATGCTTCCTCAGGTATTGACATAGTTAATACTTTACCAACAGTTGATAATTGGGAAGGAAGAACAGTATTAAGAACTTCTGATGAAACAATTTACATCTGGAGAAATGATACATGGGTTCAATTATTAAATTATGCTCATCCAACCGCAGGTATTGATATCGTAAGTTCATTGCCAACAACAGGCAATTTTGAAGGTAGACAAGTTTTATTGACTACTAATGATAGAGTTTATATTTTTATTGATAATCAATGGCAAGCATTTAATCTGTTTATCAATCCTACAGAAGCTAGTTTAATTGGTGTTGAAATTGTAGATATATTACCAACTTCAAATAATTTTGAAGGTAGACAAGTTCTTTTAAGTACAGAAAATCAACTATATTTGTATAAGAATGGTGCATGGAATTCAATGAGTAATTATTTGAATCCAACTGCTACTTCTGTACCTTATATACCAGTTGTATCAACACTACCTACAGCAGATAATTTTGATGGTAGAATGGCTCTTCTAACAACAGACAATCAATTGTATGTTTTTAGAAGTTATGCTTGGCAAAAAATGGAAACATTTGTTGTCCCTACTGCTAATACACAACAAGGTGTTCAAGTAGTAAGTTCTTTACCGACAACTAATTTATTTAATGGTAGAACAGTTTTAAATACTGCATCAAATAAGATTGTAATTTATGTTGGAGGTGTTTGGAGAGATTATTCTACATACTTAACACCTGCTCCTGGTACTTCAAGTTCTGTTGAAATTGTAGCTGATTATCCAACAACAGGTAATTTTGAAGGTAGAATGATTTTCTATGCTGACAATTTATACATTTATAAAGATACCAACTGGATTAATTTAGAAAATTATATCAATGGTGGTGGAGGTGGAGGATCACTAGGTGCTAATAGTGTAGTATCAAGTATGATTGCATCTAATGCTATTATTGCAGGTAAGATTGCAGCTAACGCCGTTACAACTTTAACATTGGTTGATAATGTTGTTACGACAATTAAAATTGCAGATAATACAATATCCGAAGTAAAATTAATTGATGGTATAATAAGCACAAATAAAATTGCAGCTAACGCAGTCACAGAAAGTAAAATTGCAGCTAACGCAATTACAGAAATAAAAATTGCGGCAAATGCCATTACTGCAAGTAAATTAGCAGACAATGTTATTTCAACTATAAAATTATCTGACAATGTAGTAACAAATGTTAAGATAGCTACTGCAGGTGTTGTTGAAAGAAATATTGCACCAAGTTCAGTAACAGCAAATGCTATTGCTTCTGGTGCAGTAACAAATGTAAAAATTGCAGCTAATGCCGTAACTTCTAATGCTATTGCGGATAATGCAGTTACTGTAGGTAAAGTTGCAGCTAATGCTATTACGGTTGGAACAATTGCAGCTAATGCAGTAGGTACATTACAGATAATAGATGGCGTAATTACTGTTGATAAATTAGCTACAAATTCTGTTACTTCGGCAAAAATAGAACCTAACGCAATTACTGCAAGTAAGATTGCTGCTAATGCAATTACTTCTGGTACTGTTGCAGCAAATGCAATAACCGCAGGTAGTTTGGCTGCTAATTCTGTAACAACTACATCATTACAAATGAGTAGTGTAACATCAAATAAATTAGCTGCTAATGCAGTTACATCAACTGCGATTGCTGATTTATCCGTAACAACAAATAAAATAGATGCAAATGCAGTTACTTCTGCAAGAATAGCTTCAGGTGCTGTGGAAAATAGACACATTGCAGCTAATGCGGTAACCACAACATCTATTGCAAGAAATTCTGCAATACAAACTGCGTTCCAATTTAAATCTGCTCCAGCACTTTATACAGTTTCAACATATACAGAAAGTGACTTTATAACTGCAGGCGAGAATTATAATCTGTTAACTTGGAACGAGGGTATAAGAATAACAGGTGTTGATGTTGGTTCAGAATCTCCACAACAAATAATGATGCAAATTCAAGATAATTTGTATTTAAATGGTGGAGTAAAGACTGGTAATTTATCAAGATTCTATGTGAGAACTCAATATAGACAGTCTGGAACAACTGCATGGAATACATATCCCTTAGATGATTTCTATTTTACCATACAAAATGATAGAGATTTTCTATTAAATTATACATTAGCTTTCCCATCTATATCAGTTGCAGGAAATGGGGTAACAAATTTTGGTACTCAGAATTTAATTACTGGTGGCATATGGGATTTTAGAACACAAGTTGCCTACTTAAAACATGAAGCATCTAATCCATTACAATTCGTAACATTGGCTTCAACATTATCATTAACAATTTACAAGCGTTAATATGTCTAGTATAAAAAATCTTATAATAGATCAAGGCACTACCTTTAAAGAGTTTATCAATTATACCGATAAATCTGGTACAGTTATAGATGTGTCTGGATTTGCTGCAAGATCTCAAATGAGAAAATCTTACAACAGCGCAAATTCTACTACCTTTAGTGCAAATGTAGAAACTGCGGCAAATGGTAATGTTTCTATATCCTTAACTGCAGCTCAATCTAGTAATGTTAAAGCTGGAAGATACGTCTACGATGTAGAACTATATAATAGTAACTCTAATGTTGTTTATAGAATACAAGAAGGCACAGTAACAGTTTATCCAGAGGTAACAAAATAATGGCCATTTCATCAAGACAAGGATTAATTGATTACTGTCTAAGAGAGCTGGGAGCTCCTGTTATTGAAATCAATGTGGATGACGATCAAATTGAAGATCGTATAGATGAGGCGTTTGCTTTTTACAGAGAATTCCATTACGATGCAGTCGAATTAGTTTATCTGAAAGCTGAAGTAACATCAAACGTTTTGACACAACAATATTTTGAAATCAATGATGCCATTGTCGGAATCAATAAAGTATTTCCGTTTTCTAACAAATCAAACGGCATGACATTGTTTGACGTTAGATATCAAATGCTTATTAATGATTTGTATAGTATAATGTCAACTGATATTATCTATTATTCCATGGTTAAATCCGAATTGGAATTAATCAATCAATTATTAGTTGGCCAAAAGCCTATTAGATTTAATAAACACACTAATAGATTATACATAGATATGGATTGGATTCGAGACGTAAATCTTGGAGATTTTTTAATCGTTGAAGCGTATAAACTTTTAGATCCAGAAACATACACCGATGTATATAATGACAGAATGCTAAAGAAGTTAGCAACTGCTTATATTAAACGACAATGGGGAACAAATCTTAAGAAGTTTTCAGGAGTTCAACTTCCTGGAGGTGTAATGCTAAATGGCGATACAATATATCAGGAAGCTATAGCAGAGATAAAAGAAGTGGAACAAGAACTTCAAGATAGATTCGAATTACCTCCGGATATGTTCGTAGGATAAAGACTTTATTATCTAAACACATAGGTATTTTAACACCTATATAAAAAGCAGTCAATAGAAAAAATGGCAACAAATCATTATTTTCAATCTGGGCTATCAATCGGTAGACGTTCAGAACAAACCCTCCATGAGGATTTGATAATAGAGTGTCTGAAAATCTACGGTTTTGATGTCTATTATATACCCAGAAAGAAGTTTAATGAGGATTTGATTTTGGGTGAAGATGCGCTAAATACGTTTGATCATGCGTATCCAATTGAGATGTATTTGGAAAATGTTCAAGGGTATGACGGCGAAGGCGATCTATTATCTAAATTTGGTGTAGAGATTCGAGACACCGCAAGCTTTATTGTATCGAGAAAAAGATGGTTGGAGACTGTAGGTCGCACAGGAAATACTGTTTTGGAATTAAGACCAGCAGAAGGCGATCTATTATTCTTCCCATTAACCAAAGCTCTTTTTGAAATACGCAAGGTAGAAGGAAAAACCCCATTCTATCAGATTGGTAAACTGTACACATTTAAAATGGAATGTGAATTATATCAATACTCTAATGAAAGAATTAATACAGGTGTTGATGAAATTGATGATACAGTTGCACCATTACAACAAGATATCGGAGACTACGAATTCTTATTGGAGAATGGAGACGCATTGTTACTAGAAGAATATGCCTCAGAGAGTCCATTAATATTAGAAGACTATAGATCTACAGATGCAGATGCTGGGGCAAGAAATGAAGACTTTGATACAGGCATTGAGGACATTTTAGATTTTACTGAAAGAAACCCATTCGGAGAGGTATTTAGATAATGTTAGATGACAGATTTTATTGGGGTACTATAAGAAAATCTATTGTTGCTTTTGGTAATATGTTTAACAATATTACTATAGACAGAAAAGATGCCGCAGGGACTTCTATTCAAACTTTTAAAGTTCCTTTAGCTTATGCTCCTAAGCAAAAATTTCTTGCAAGAATTCAGCAAATTCCAGACTTAGATAATCAAACAACACAAGTATCTTTACCAAGAATGTCATTTGAGATGACAGGGTTAACTTACGACTTTAATAGAAAAATAAGTCCAATACAACAGAATAGAAATGTTAATTCTGGAACAGCTGCATTAAATACACAGTATGCTCCTACTCCTTATAATATAGGAGTCAACCTATATTTGTATGCTAAGAATCAAGATGATGGTCTACAAGTTATAGAACAAATTCTTCCTTATTTTAATCCCGATTATAATTTAACTTTTAAGGCAATACCTGCACTTAATATTAAAAATGATTTGCCTATTTTATTAGATAATATTTCATTTCAAGATGAATACGAAGGTGATTTTACTACAAGAAGATCTATTATTTGGACATTACAATTTACAATGAAACTTAACTTCTACGGTCCAGTTAGTAAACAAGGTATTATTACAAAAGTTACTGCCAATACTTATAATAATTTAGAATTAACAGAATTAACTAGATCATATCAGGTTGAACCTAATCCTAATAATCCTGCAAACGTGAATAATATTAGTGGATTTATAGAATCCTTCAACGAGTTTTAAAATGAAAAACATAGAAAAATTAAATGATATTTTTAATGTTGAACCAGTGCAAGAACCTTTGCCTAAGATTATACCTGTAGAAAATCTAGAACAAGATCAACAAGATGATTATGAATTAGCAAGAGATACTATAAGAAAAGTTCTAATAAAAGGTGAAGATACTCTTGATAATATGTTAGAATTGGCAAAAAATTCTGAGCATCCTAGAACATATGAAGTAGCTGGTCAATTGATGAAAACGATGGCAGATCTATCTAAGGA